ACATGCGTTTTCGAAGAACAATATATTGATAGAGATTATTTAATCGATTATTCTAAATTTTATGCTCGCTCATTTTCGCCAATTAATAAATATACACAGGAATCCATTGGTGGGCGAGATCCGAAAATTCATCAAGCATTTCACAAAGGAGGAAGGCCGGCCGCTCGCCAGGATCATCGTAACTGAGGGGAAGGTAAAGGTGATCCAGGCAGGGGAGGAGGAGATCTCATGAATGTCCTCTATATTGCCGGACCCTATGATGACCGCCAGGACCCGATCCACGGTGTCCAGGTGGGTGGAATAAGGGGGCGGAACGCTCATGAATAGAGGCCGATACTCCCAAGTGACAAGTGTCAGAATAGATACAGAGCTTCTTCTATCAGGAAAACTCCTCAAGGCCAGGTGTCCGAAGTTCACCCACTCATACATATACGCACAAGGACTCCGTGCCATTCTCAAGGAAATGGCAGATCGTGGCGATCGTATTCCCGAGAACGCACTTGAAGTACTGACCGGGTTTGAACAGGAGTTAATCCAGGAGGCAGAGGCCCGGTTGGAAAAACTCGCATTCCTGTGAAAAAACAGGCCGCACTCCTAAACAGGAGAAGCCGGCCGGGTCAAAACGAACCGTTGAGTACGCATTGAGGTGTAATGAAATGGTAAAGGATTTAACAAAAGAAGAAATTGAAGCAGGGCGACCAGGGTATTCCGCTCTCTTTTGTATAGACTACGCATTAAAAGCACTTTATGAGGACGACAATCACAGATTCACCGATGTAATTGTGAGAAACCTCTCTTTCGAGGAGCTTTTTGGCGCATTGTTAATGGCTCGTGATGAAATCATCGAGTTACAGAAAGAAAACGACGAACTACTGAATTTAGGTGGGTGTGGATCGTGACGAAAGAACACCAAAAAATGATTGCTGAAAAAGCTGCATTAGATTATGAAAAGAAAATTTTTGAGATCCGGAGCCTGGCCGCAACCCTTCACCAGATGGGGAGGATCGTGGTCGCCCTCAACTGGGAGAGGCTCGAGTTCCTGGATGAAAAGATCATCATCCCCTGTCCCCATTGCGGGCAACACCTCCCATGGGCCGCCGGATATGTCATGGAACTCGCGGAGAAGTGGAAAAGTGCAGGGGGAAATAAAAGCAATCTCACCATCAGGCCCTCCTGGAGTCCCTTGTCTTACCTCGTCGGAGTCCCCGCCATCATTGAAGTCAATCAATGCCGGGCATGTAAGGAGTCGGTGGTCTTCGCGGCCCAGCTGGTGATCCTATGACCTTATACTATTTCAGTACTATTTTCCGGCCACCATAAACACTGCAACCCCTCACGACCAGTCCCCCGGTGGGCGGGGACACTCCTAAAAATACTTTTTTAAATGGCAGATAAATCCTTATATGAAGAAGTTAGTCTCTCTTCTCACCATAGGGATCATGGTGGCGTGCCTCCTGGCATTCCCAGCATCGGCCGCCAACATCTGCCCCTTCGATCAACCCTCCGCGGAGGAACTCGTCCCATCGCTCATCACTACCACTGTGAGCGTGACCGGGTCCTGTGAGGGATCGACCATATTCAGCGAGATGAACACATGGCAGCTATCTGGGGACAGCTCAGGGATCTCGTCTCTCTCGTCCGATCTCCTCACCGGCATAGGGATCACGAACATCGCGACCGAGTCCACCTTCACGTCAATGGGCCCATCATCGATCCCAGTTTCGGTGAAGGCGATCGATTACAAGGGAACCGGGGCGGCCCTGTCCGACACCTTCTATATGTCCCGCATATCAAACGGCCAGGATGAAGGGACAGCTCCACTCTGTGAGGATGTATATGGAGGTGGGACCGTCGTATTCAAATCAGGGATGTATGGATCTGAGCTGAGCGGCCAGGTCTCTCCCGGCGCCGGGATCCGGGTGACCTATCAGAATGCAGGGGGCCCGAGCCAGGTGGCCCAGCTGGCCCCAACGGCCATGATCGGGACCATGACATCATTCGGAAAGACCCACGCGATCTATGGCAGCCTGGGTAACGAGAGTGTGGCCGTCCCAGAGCTCGAGACACATCATGAGACCAGGGCGTCGATGAGCGGGAAGCTGAATATGGGACTCAGCTTCTCTTATGACTCATTCGGCCCCTCCTCATAATCCCCCTTCCCCCTCTTCTTTCTCCTATCGGGAAACAATTTGTTTCCGACCAGGAAACATCATGTGATCCATGCTGCGATCAGGCCGATGATCGTCAGCAGGAGACCAATGATGAACACCTTCCCCCAGAAGGACTGCTCCTCCTCATTAAGTTCAGCCATAAAAAAGGGAGTAGTGCTACTTATTTAAAAAATGATCCCAGCCTGGTGAGAAAGTCCTCGATCTTCGACCCCCCCTCGTCGAATATGATCTTCACAGCCATAGGGCCCTCCTGGCCAGATGGGATGGAGACGGTCGCCTTAAGGATCCTGGTCTTGACCCTGGCGGTGATCGGGGCCTCGGCCTGGACTATATAGTCCCGCCCACGCTCGAGCATGACCTTGACCTCCCCCACATTCTGGTATTTGTCTCCCTCTACCAGGATCCGCGAGCACGTGAGCGGAGTCTCTGTCCCATCCTTCCTCCTCATGACCGTGGTGATCGTTGTCAGGGTATAGAGTGCCTTGGCGATCAGTTCCTCATCCTCGTCCAGGAAGACGAAGGCTGCCCCGGCCATCTTCTCCCAGTACTGCCGGGTGATCTTCAGGTCGCGGAGGAACGATCCCCAAGAGTTCCGGGAGATGATCTTCCCATCCTGGTATGATGGCCAGAAGAGGGAATGGGCCCCCGCGACTGCCAAGCCAGGGGAATACCGGAGGGTACCGTCTGGGAACGGGCTGGTATAGTCAGACCAGAGATTGATCGGCATGATGATGCCCCGGCCGCCGTGAGAGGAGATCGCCTCCAGGAGCCCATCCCATGTGGTGATCTTTGCATATCCCCTGATCCGGTGTCCAGCCGCCTTCACCCTGAACTTCTCGATCACTTCGTCCGTGAGCTCGGGAGCGCGATCCGTGGTCTTCGGGGTCAGGACCTTGTCCCAGGTGACGGCCCCGATCTCCTTGAGGACGTCCGGGACCAGGTCGGTCCTTGAGCCCGGGCCGGAGATATGGCCCCTCCTCCTGGTGAGACAATAGATCCACCAGGGTGAAAAGCAGGTCCGATACAGCTTATCGTATACAACCCCAGTTCCCGGGTCAACCTGGTCCCTGACGATCGTGGTGGTCTCGGGCCGGTCACCAGTCACCGCCAGGTAGTTCGCCTGGGCTGCGTATGCCCCCGCGTGGCCTACGCACGATGGGACGCCCCCCTGGGCGAGCTCCGGGAGGAATGGGACCAGGGGAGAGTCATATGCTGGCGGGGATGATAGGGTAGACCCTTCAAGCCGTCCTGCCCGGATCTTCTCATACTCGTAATACTTAGCCGTCGGGACCTCCCGCGGATCGAATGCAGGGTCCAGGAAGAACCTGACCGAGTACCAGGTCCACCCATCCCGCTGGGACCGGACCAGGAGCCCCTCCTCCACCAGGCGATCGCACGTCAGATCGAGAGCCGTGAGGAGGGACTCGTTCTCTCCATGATCGAGTAGGAAGATGGCCTCGAGATCATCGAGAACCATCGACCCACCATTCTCTTTCAGGGTCTTGAAGACCCAGGACGTATATGACATGAGAATGGTCTGGTCTGGGAGGACGAAATTCTTTTATGAGTGTGCAGCCCAGGCAACACACCTAAACATATTTATTGAGAATATCTCCAGATCTTCATATGTCAGAGATTATCGAGATCCTCATGTCCGTGGGTATCCCCATGGTCATGGCGATCGTCTATTCTTCGCTGATATACCGAAGGAGAGCTCTCCTCAAAGGTGAAGAGTTCTCTCCCGCGAAGTTCTGGGGGACCCTGGTGCTTGCCGGCGGGATCGGTCTGGCGAACTACCTGACGAATGGGGTGATCATCCCTACAGAGGGCCTTCTCGGGATCCTGGAGGCCAGCGCCGGGGCCATCATCATCGCTGAGTCCCTGATCAAGTTCGTGGGGGCTAAGTTCACACTCTCACCGACAGTGACGAAGCTCTCCGAGGCGATCTACAACTACCTGGTCGGCCTCCAGATCCCGGACACTACCCAGGAGGGGAAGACCAAGGGAACCACAGCAAGTGGGATAGACCCACAGAAGGAGAAGGGGTCCGCAACCGTGGCCCCATCCAATGGACCTCCCCGGGGGACGGTCCTCTATGAGAAGGACGGGATCAAGGTTCGCCTCAACCCGAACCCAGACGTGGCATACCTCCCAGACGAATGGGTATACCAGATGGTATTTCCAAATGGCCAGGTGTGGAGTGGGAACAAAGATGTTATCGAGATCCTGATGGGAGACTCGGACGCCGCGAAGGCCTGGAGGGCGAGATACGGGAAGTAACCCCATCATCCCCCCATTTCGTTCGCACGCCGGAGAAGTTCAACATGGCCGAGCGCTTCCCTTGTGAGGAAGAGGATGCCGGTTCGATTCCGGCCTCCGGCTTGCCAGGAGTTTAGTGACACACTTGTCCCTTCACCTGTATGAAACACATGCGCCACAATCAGTCGGTACGACCTCAGCAAAAAGGATTGGATACTATAGCTTGTAAGGGGGTCAGCACCCCACTCCTGGCTTCATGACAAAAAATCGATCATCGGGAATACCATTCAAGGCAGATGACCCCAGGTACTCCCGGGCCTGGTATCTGATCAACAAGCAGGGGAAGACCATGGAGGAGGCCCTATTTTATATCGCTGATCTCCAGAAGGAGATCCTGGCCGAGTTAAAGATCATATCTGGGACCCTCCATAGAAAGGGGCCATGAATGAGTGTGGTGGGATGATCAAGAACCCCCGGGGTCGGGGCCGGCCCACCCAGTACGACCCAGACCGCCACCCGGCCCAGGTCCTCGCCCTGGCAAGGCTTGGGAAGACGAACGAGGAGATGGCCGAGGCCCTGAAGATCGCGACCTCCACCCTGAAAGAATGGGTCAAGAAACACGAGGAATTTAGAACGGCCTTCAGTGAAGGAAAAGTCCTGGCCGACTCGCGGGTGGAGGCCTCCCTCTACGAGCGGGCAATCGGGTCCGAGTATGTAGAGAAGAAAGTCATCACATACCCAGACGGGTCCGTGAGGATAGAGGAGACCACAAAGAAGGTTCTCCCTGACGTTACAGCCCAGATATTCTGGCTGAAGAACCGGAAGCCGAAGGAATGGCGGGACAAGCTCGAGCACTCCGGCGAGGATGGCGGCCCGATCGAGTTCGTTATCAAGAGATTGTGATAGGCCATGGTTCCAGAGATGACCCAACTCAGGAAACACTGGGATTTTTTCGATCAGAACCGGGACTCCAGGTTCATAGTCTCGTATGGCGGGGCGGGGTCAGGGAAGTCCCGGGCTGTGGCCCAGCGGTTCGTCCTGAACCTCATCGAGGGAACAAACGAGCGGATGCTCGTGACCAGGAAGACCCTCCCCTCCCTCAGGATCACAGCCTATCGCCTCGTGCTTGACCTCCTAAAAGATGTGGGATTCCCCCTGAACCAGGACACCTGGAACAAATCCGAGATGCTGATCCGGTGGAAGACGAACGAGATCCTCTTCAAGGGCCTGGACGACCCGGAGAAGATCAAGAGCTATGAAGCGACCCAGATCTGGGTGGAGGAGGCCACGGAGATTACCCGGGAGGACTTCCTCCAGCTCAACCTCAGGTTGAGGCTCCCCAGCCCGGCAGGGAACCATCTCTATCTCACGTTTAACCCCGTGGACCAGTACCACTGGCTGATCACCGACATGGTCCATGGGAAGAAGGAAGGGGCAGCGGTTCTCCATTCGACTCACCAGAATAACCCATTCCTAGATGACGAGTATCGCAGGGAGCTCGAGTCCCTGAAAGAAATTGACGATAATTATTATCGGGTCTATACACTCGGAGAACCCGGGGTCCTGAAGAATATCATCTATACCCATTACCAGGTGGACACGTTGGCGGCCTGGCCCGAGAAGTTCCAGGACGTCTGCTATGGCCTGGACTTTGGGTATAATAACCCCTCGGCCCTGGTGAAGGTCGGGATCCGGGACCAAGAGCTCTATCTCGAGGAGATCCTGTATGAAGAGAAGCTTACAAATACCCAGCTCATCGAGAAGATGAAGGATCTCGGGATCGATCACGAGACCCCGATCTATGCAGACTCAGCCGAGCCGGACAGGATCGAGGAGATCATCCGGGCTGGTTTTAACACAATGCCGGCCCAGAAGAACGTCCGGGCTGGGATCGACCGGGTGAAACGGTATAGGCTCCACATCCATCCGGAGAGCGTGAACCTCCTCGGGGAGATCCGTGGGTATAAGTACAGGGAGGACAAGGCCGGCCGGGTCCTCGAGGACCCGGTGAAGTGGAGAGACCACCTCATGGACGCGATGAGATACGCGATCCATACCCACCTGGGAGACCTCCAGGAACCGGGCGAGGAGATGGTCTGGACTCTACCGCCGGTCAGGAGGAGATGATGGCATGACATTAATCGAAGATATAAAGAGACGCCTGGGCCTGGGATCCCCGGTCCAGGACGAGGACGCTGAGCCGAAGGCATATACCGCCGGGGTCAGCGGAGCCCAGGGGATGGACTACTTCGCCCCACGTGAGAGGTCAGAAGAACAGATGAGGAAGTGGAGGACCATCCAGAAGCAGGGCGGGATCGTGGCCGAGGCCCTGAACTCTTATCGTCTCTTCATCCTCTCGAACGGATATAAGATCGTGGGTGAGGACGAGAACCTCGTCAAGCTCGTGAAAGAGGCCGATGATCGGATCGGTTTCGGCCGGGCCATGGGCGAGGCGATCGACGAGGCACTCGTGATGGGAGATGCAATCCAGGAGCTCGTCCCTACGAGAAAGGGGGATAAACTCGGGGCGATCCTAACACTGGATTCGTCAACCATCCGGTTCAAGCATGATATGAAGGGTCGGATCTCCGAATACGTCCAGGAGGTGGTCGTGGACAATGATAAGAAGACGGTCGCTCTGAAGCCCCATGAAGTTGTGAAACTGACCATTTTCAAGACCGCCGGGTCTGTCTACGGCCTCTCTCTCATCGAGAGAGCATATGATGAGATCCTCCGGGATACGCGGACGTCTGAAGGGACGAGCACAGCAATCGAGCGCCATGGCCACCCCCGCCACCATATCATGGTCGGAACCCCCGAGAAGCAGCCGCCGAAGAAGGTCCTCGAAGACATCCGTAAAGAGATCCAGGAGCTCAAGCCCCAGCATGACTACATTACAAATGCCCTGGTTAAAGTGACCGAGCTCGATACCCAGGGGATCCCCGGGGTAGAGATGTATAACAACATCTCGATCGATCGTCTTTGCACCGCACTGGGGACCCCTGAAGAGCTCCTCGGCCTCGGGAGAGGGTCCACCGAGGCGACTGCCAAGGTTCGGATGATCGCCTGGTATGACAAGATCGCGGCCCTCCAGCAGGTAGTGGCCCGGGCCTATAACCAGCAGGTGATCGATCGGATCACCGGGAAACCCGGAGCAGTGAAGATCGTCTTTAACGACGTGAACCCCCAGGACGAGAAGGACAGGGCAGAATGGATCACCGCTCTCATGAAGGCGAACCCGCTCGATCCATTCTCGATCGTCCCGAGGAGATATATCCAGGAGACATTCAGCATCGACCCGGGCCAGTATGAGGAGAAAGAGGAGGAGGACCTATGGATCCCGGGATCGCAAAAGAAGAAGCAGCCGACCGGTCCACCACCAGGCGGTGAGGGAGACCAGGAGGACAAGGTAAAAGATGGCAAGGACACGATATAGCCAGTCAGCCCTCTGGGACCCAACTGGAACCCGGAGGCTCACCCGGGAGTATGAGCGAGATCTGATCCGGCTCGTGGATAGTTATGGGAAGACCGTGGTCCAGTCCATCGAGATCCTGGCCTCGAGATCCCCGCCATACCTCATGGAAGAGGGCCTCCCGGACCTCAGGATCATGGAGTCTCCCGTGACTATCAGCCCCAAGGACCTCACAGAGACGATCGATGAGATCAACCAGGAGGCGAATATGAGGGGGTCTGCCGTCGTGGAGGAGCACATCCCGAAGGCATACAAAGCCGGGAAAAGGTTCGCAGCCATGGAACTGGGGAAGGTCGGGATCAACGTCTCTGTCTCCGAGGGGCGCCAGGACCTCAATGCGGCCGACTGGAGAACGATCGACTGGCTCAGGGCCAGGAATACCTCATACATCAAGGGAATGACGGATGAGATGGGGAAGAAGCTGATCACGACTCTCGAGGAGGGGATCCGTGGTGGCGAGGGCATCCCGAAGCTCACAGCCCGGGTCCGGGACGTCACGAACTCAGGGAGGTCCTCGGCCGAGCGGATCGCCAGGACCGAGCATATGTATGCCGTGAACCAGGGATCACTGGTCCGGTATGCCCAGTACGGGGTCATGAAGGTCAAATGGCTCGCGGGTGGGGACCCTCCCCGATGCTGTGACACCTGCATGGACAGGGATGGCCACGTCTACGAGATCCAGGAGGTCCCGCCGATCCCCGCCCACCCAAATTGCCGATGCACCACCACACCAGTGATCGAGATCCCGGGGAAGAGTAAACCAGGTTAGGGAGACATTCTGATGAGTAGAGCCACGATCGAAGTATCAGGTATCAAGGCATGGACTGACGACCAGGACGAGACCGAGGTGGTGTTCTAATGGTATCCGGCCGGCCTCTCCACCCGGACGAGGAGAAGTATATCCGAGATCACCGGGATGATTTCCCCTCTGTCACGGCCAGGCACCTGGGATATGAATTCGCACATCTGAATGGGGGATTCCGGTCAACCCAGACCGTGAGGGACTACCTGAAGAAACTCGAGGACCAGGATGTAGTGGAGACGCCCCGCTCCGGGATCCCGGGCCCGGGCCTCCCCGCCACACACTCCCAGCCTGCCCCCACCCCAGCGAAGAAGAAGACGGCTCCGACCCAGAGGAAGAAGAAGGAGAAGGAGATCGAAGAGGATGCTCGAGCCTCCCCAACCTCCTGATAAGGTCACCCCGGACCAGGTGAAAGAAGAGGTCCGGGTCCGGATCCACCAGATACTCCACACCGCGAGCCAGGTGACGGCTGGGACGGATACCTGCCTTAAAAAGGTCGCCCTCCTCCAGGAGCTCCTGCAGCTTAACGACTGGTGGGTCCAGGAGATCCGATCGGAGGCGGTCCTCTCATCCCATGAAGGGTCTCCAGACCTGGATCCTGCACAAGTCCTCCAGTATGCGAGGATCGCAGATCAATATCTCGGGTCCGTGGAGGCAATCGACACCCTATTAGATCAGGCAATTAAGAAAGCCCAGGATAATTTCGATCATACTTCTGAGATTTTTCAGGTCCAGATGAGAAGGAGGATCAAGGACCTGTGATCACCATCACTCATCGAACTCTCCTAAACACAATTATATTACTTCAGGTCATATTTCTGTATGCCTGACCCTGGACAAGGCAGCACAAAAAAGGCTTACTCTCGAGCTCTCGAGATCGGGCTCAATTCTCTCAAATTCCAGGACCGGGATGGCGGTCTCCTGATCAAGGACGTCCCGCTACTGGCAGAGGGGACCTGGACTGACTCAAACGTCGGGACTCCTGCCAGGTATCGGGGCGAGGTCCTCGAGCAGTTCGCCGGGGCATGGAGGGACCTGTCAGTCTGGTCTCGTCATGCAGGCGGCGTCCCGAGGAGCATCACCGAGAAGATCGGGACTGTCATCGACCCCCACTACCAGGACAGGGCTGTGGTGGGGGACCTCTTTCTCCACGGGCAGAACACCCAGAGCCGGGACACCATCGAGATGGTGAAGGCCGACCTGGCAGAGTTCGTGAGTGTTGAACATATCGGGGCCGAGATGTGGAACCCAGAGGAGAACGTATATGACGTGATCTCCCTGGAGTTCCTGGGCCTCGCGGTTGTAAACAAGGGGGCATGTAAGAAGTGCCGCCTGAATGAGGAAGATGTTCGATACCTGGGGTATGTCCCCAACAACCCGAAGGGGTACGGGACGGCTGATGAGACGACACCGTGGTCCAGGCCGAACCTGGGAGACTTTACTGATCGCAGTTGGGATGACCTCTCCCAGGAGGAGAAAGCCGCGATCGCCTCTCACTTCGCCTATGTGGAGAACCTGGACAGCTTCGCTGGCCTGAAGCTCCCCCATCACGACCCGAAGACCCACAACGCGGTCTGGAAGGGTGTGGCGGCCGCTATGGCTGCACTGGGTGGAGCAAGAGGCGGGTCACCCGTCCCGTCTGACATGAAAGAGAAAGTGAGAGCTCACCTTGAAGGTCATTATCGTGACTTTGATAAGGAGCTCGAGGAGGATGACATGGATTCAAAGGAACTCGAAGAGATGAAGGGCCAGTTCAAGGCCCTGTCTGAAGCCCTCGCGAAGTCCGAGGGCGAGCGGAAGGAGCTCATCACAAAAGTGGCAGAGCTCGAGGCGGCCCGGAAGGCGAACGAGGACAAGCTGAAGCAGCTTGCAGAACTCGAGGCCAGGGTCAAGGAACTGGAAGAGAGCCCGGCGGACCCGAAGGCGAACCTGGGCGATGGGCAGGACAAGGAACTCGCTGAGCCGGATACACCAGAGATCGTGATCCGGAGCGGCGTGATGATGATGGAGGACTAAACGCATGACTGGCATTTCGACTTTCCCCACAATCCAGAAGGTTCTCGTGGGGAAGAGCGGGGTCATATTCGACGACCTCCGGGCTGGCGAGACGATCAAGGCCGGCCAGGTTGTAGCCTTCGCGGCCACTGGGGTATCAAAAACCGTGGTCGTCGTGGACGCCACCGTGGGAGAATATCCGATCGGGGTTGCAATCCACGATGCCGCATCCGGAGAGCTCGTAACCGTCGCCGGGCCCGGGTGCAGGGTGATCGTGGCGAACGCAGATGACACGAACGTGATCGATGCCGGCGGTCTCGTAGAGGCGAATGCCGCTACAGCAGGAGGGACGGTCTCGGAGTTCGTCCCCAGGGCAGACCTGTCGAGCACTGTAATCGACGCAACCAACGATACCACGGTTGACAGTCATGCCTATATCGTTGGCCGAGCACTCGAGGACATCGCGGGTGGCAAAACCGGGGAGATCCTGATCTGGCCCGAAGTGATCCTCTATTCGGATCATACGGTGGTGAGCTAGATGGAACTGACAGCATCACAAGCCCGGGACCTCGCGAGTGCGGGGCCCATGGAGAGGCGGCTCGCGACCTATTTCGAGCTTGCATTCTCTGAGACAGGAGATTATAAGAGGATAGTCGAACGGAAGATCCCCCGGGACCTCACGGTATGGCACGAGGGGAAAGTCACAAAGGCCAGGGAGCTCCTCCTCTCCACGAAGATCGAGAGCACCACCCTGGTCCAGACCCAGATGTATGCGACAGTCCTCGAGGGGGCGGAGCCCGCAAAGTGTTTCCGGAACATGCTCCCTATCGTGAAGATGACCGGCCCGACCATCCGGGTCCCGAAGGGAGCCTCTGGGACCTATGCCCCTGCGATCTCTGAAGGTGGTGACATCCACATCAACCAGCAGGACTATGGGTATACCGACATCACCGCCGTGAAGTATGGCGACATGCCGTATATCACGAACGAGCTGATCGAGGACTCCATGTATGACGTCATGGCCATGGAGGTCCGGAAGGCCGGGGAGCGGATCGAGAACACTCTCAACCTCGGGTGCCTGAAGTATCTCATCGACAACGCCACCTACGAGGTGGATACCGTTGGGGCCAGCGGGAGCCAGGGGATCAAGGCCATAGCTGGAGCACGGGGGCTGGTCAAAGCCGCCGGGTGGCAGCCGGACAGCGTGGTCATGTGCGCTGATGCCGAGGCCATGGTCCTGAAGGAGTTCGTCCCGACCTCATATATCGGTGCCGAGGCTGCAATGGCCGGCCGACTCCCGAACCTTCTCGGCCTGAAGGTGGGGCTCTGCGATGTCGCACTCACGACCACCTCCTCTCCCTTCGCGTCGTCTTCATACACCTGGGACTATGACTCCGATGGCGAGATCGGGATGGTCGTCTTCGACTCCAGGAATGCCGCGATCATCGGAATGAAGCGCGACATCTCGATGAAGAAGGTAGAAGACGTGACCCGGGACATCTTCGCATGCCCGGTAACCGCTCGGTTCGGGATCAACTATATCCAGGCCGGGGCCATCTGCCGGGTAGAGTACTGAGCACCTGGTGGAGTACAATGCTCTCCTCCAGGACGGTGAAGATCCTCTCGGGCGAATGGGCGAGACAGCGCGATCTGGCGATGAAGGATAAAACCTCCTTCACCCAGGCCGAGCTCGATTTCCTTGACATCAGCGGGAGCCAGGGGGGTGGGGTCTATAATGACGAGACATTCCTACTGGACACCACTCCACTGGACCCTAACACCTCGAAAAGGTCGAACGTGATCGACATCCGGGACGAGTCAGGAGGCCCATAAATCCATGGTCACCTATTGCACGACAGCAGAACTGGTGGCACTCACCGGGTCCACACTGGACCCCACAACTGTCCTGGCCCCGATCATCGAGCAGGCTGAGCGGGAGATCGATACGAAGCTCGCGAGGTTCTCACTCTCCGGGTCCCCGACCTCCGGGATAAAAGCCGCATGTCTGAAGCTCTCGATCGCAGGACTCCTCACCAGGTATCGCCTGGACGGGACCCAGCCATCCTCGATCAAGATGGGGGATTATACCTCATCTGACAATATCGACCAGGCGATCGCACAGCTGACAGCCGAGGCATGGGAGCTCGTGGATGATTATATCCAGGTAAACGCGAACGTATCCGACAACTACTATCTCAGGAAGGCGAACCGATGAGGACCTCCCCCATGATCCACACTGCAACGATCCAGGTGAGGCAAAAGAAGAAAGTAATCCCTTTTAGTTCTGGGACAGTCGCATTCACAGCTGGCGATACCGTGACCGGGACGAGCGGGGACGACCCCCCTGCCACTGCGACTGGAACGATCGAGAGCATCGTCCTGGAGAGTGGATCCTGGGGAGCCGGGACGGCCGCCGGATACCTGGTAGTTACGGGGGTCTCAGGGACCTTCGTGAACGGTATGCTCCTCACCGATGAGCACACCGGGTCAGCCACACAGAACGGAGAGATCACTGATTATGAGAACACCTACGGGGAGAACGAGTATACCTGGGAGACATCCCAATCCGGAGTCTCGTGCAGGTTCTACTACCAAAGTGCTAGTGGGTCGGGTCTGAAGGTCCATGCGGCCGGGGAGGTCCAGGAGGCCCCGCTCTCAATCATGCTCCCATCGACAGTCATTATCAATGATACAGATTACCGGATCACTACCACCCAGGCCGGGTTCTCGGGGACGTATGCGATCTCCCGGGTCCTTGTCAGGACTGGAAGGACAGGAATCGATCACTACGAGGTCATCCTCCAGGAGGTACCTGACTGATGATTATTGATCAGCAAGCCATCGCACTCCTCGAGAGACTGGATGAGAGGACCAAGAACATCCTCGAGAGGATGGACGGGGTCCAGGAACAGTATAAAGGTCTCGAATGCCGGATCCGGGAGATCGAGCGCTCCGGTTCCCCCCAGGTGGAGAACATCGTAAAGCTCTTAGAGAAGCACGATGAGGACATCGAATGCTTGAAGGAGTGGCAAAACACCCGGAAAGGGGAACTGAAGGCAGCGGCTGTCACCGGATCTGTGACTGGTGTTGCTGGAGGATTCGCAGGTGGATTCGTGGCCATATTAGCCTTCTTCTCTAAGCTCTTCCAGGGCGGAGGTGGGGGCTGATCTATGGGGATCTATACTGTGGAGCAGATGGCTGCGAAGCTCCTGATGGTCAAGGCGGAGACCATACCAGCACTCGAGCGTGCCCTGGGTCAGGCCTGCCTTAACATCGAGGGCCTGGCGAAAGAGAACTGCACTCCCGGGAGGAGCCCATATTATAAGGCCCCGTTCGACACCGGGACCCTCCGGACGAATATCCGGAGCTTGGTA